CATTATTCAGACGAACGGCATAATCAGCACATTCTTCTGGTGTCATTTTGTCAGCGTGATTTTTAGCAATCTCATAGGCAAGATGAATTCCAGCAACCCGCTGTTGCTGGAATCCAAACCAGTTTTTAGAACCGGAATTGGCCTGAGTTACTAAATAATTAATTAAGGCTTCTGAGTTATTAGGTGTTGTCATATATTGTTAAAAGCCCCCTTTCGGGGGCATTGTTAATTAAGTGTCGTTTGACCAGCCATAAGAATTGCCGCCAACAGGATGCAGGGTAAAGATAAATTTACCTTCTGCGCTGGGCGACAGATCCCACTGCAATCCACCAACGCGAGCGTTAAATGCGTAAGCAACCGTGTCAGAACCGTCATAAACAGCGATGACATAGGTACGGATAGTCGTACCATTGTAGCCGTCCGCACGGACCAGCAACTGAGCCGTATCAGCAGGGTTCCATGCAGCAGTAATCGTCAGGGACGTTACTTGGTTCTGCGTGGTGATCTTTGCACCGGTACGAGCGCCAGCCACAGAGTAAGCAGCAAATGCGTCATCAGCACCGAAAGCAGGGATTGCTTCTACCGGAACTTGAATACCATCAAGGCCAGTACCGCCAGCAGAAGTACCGATAATGTCAGCAACTTGACCAGTCCACACCGACAAATTGGAATCTGTCAGAGCAGTTGGAGTTGCGCCAGTTTGACACCACAGGGTTGCTACATAACCCGGAAGAACTTTGTTAATAAGAGCCATTTTAATTTCCTTCTTAAAGAGTTAACAAGATCTTGTTATGTAGGAATGTCCAAGGTGCAATCAAGAATAATCTGATTTAACCCTAGTTCATTGTCGTAAGTGTTGTATAGCCAAAATACATCAGACTTAGCAACCCAAATACCAGTAGGTCCACCATAAAAGCCAGTATATCCATGCAGAGATTGTAAAATAGTGTTGGACAAATTAAAAGCATCTGTCATGGATTGGGCAAAAACGCTAATCTGAATTACAGGCCGGTCAATACCTTTATTGGACTGAGTTTGACCTGTATAAACGTCTTGGTGGACGTTCCGCAACTGCCATGTAACGAACTTTGGTTCTTTGGCAAAGTTACGGTTAAAGCTGGCATAGACCGGGACAGGAGTGCATACAGACTTTAATTGAGCCTGAATAACTTCAGCGTATTTAACAGGATTTTGCTGAACGCTCATACTGGAGCCACCGGATCGTTGCGATAACAGGTAAACGTAACAAACTGCCGGTCATCATGTTCACGGCAGCTTTCAATACGCCAATCTTTTCCGCGCCAATACATACTGTAAAGATCTTGGTTATCCACAATCGTTTTCATGTTTGGCGTGTAGTTAAACGTAAAGTGAACCAAGTCAGAATAAGCCCGATAACGGTCAGAAATCCGCAAATTGTTAGCAACGCTATTTACGGACGCTCTTGTTTCAAACCATAAGTTAACAGACGTAGTTTGTTCGCCAATTGTGCTTACCGAATTGGTTACGTTTTTTATCTGTACGTTTTCGTAACGCTTAACCATTCACATTACCAGTGGCTTATACGGACGCAACAATGTTGCAACACCAAACGGGATTTCGCGGATTTTTTCAGTAGTGCTGTTAGAACGGTTGTTGTAAAGGTGCGTAAACAGCAGCAAACCAGCCTGCTTAATCACTGGGTAAGCCGTAAGCAAGCTATCGCTTACAGTGTAGGTAACCCGCACTGGATTAGCAATATTCTGAGCCAATGGGCTGGGAATACCGGCAGTAATAACAACTCGGTTACCACTTGGATCGTAGTAATAATTGGACGATGCAAGGGTTTGCAAGACTGCATTGTTGTCGCCCGTGTAATACTGGACGCTATCAATTTCAACCCCGCCGCCTTGCGTTGCAACACCGGTTTCTGGAAGGTCCAAATAAATAGCAGTTCCGTTTAGGCCGGGGTCACCATAATAAACCCTGTATTGAGTTGAATACATAGAAATACCCAGATAGTCTTCAATAGCCATCCGGGTAGCTATTTCTAGCGAACTTAAATACGAATCTTGAGATTCGTCCTGAAACAGGTTTAACTGTTGCGTGATTTCATCAAGAGTCAGCCATTCCGTAGAAATATCACGGCTGATCTGCTCAACCTTTTGATAGTTAAACGGATTGCGTGTACCAGAGTAGTATGGCGCAAGCGTTAGATTCTCAATCGCCATGATTTACTCCTTACGCGCCAACCAATCGGACACCTGCAAATACGTCAAGAATCGTTGAGCAAACACGCTTCTCAGCAAACATATAAACAAAGCCGGGGGCCGTCTGATCAAATCGCTTGATGCTCATTTCTTCGCTATCCGCAATTGTCACAAACCGCTTCCAGTTAGCCAAATACACGGGATACTTGCCCACACCGGCAACGTCCATATATGGGTTAGGGATTACCCTATGACCAAAAATATAGATTACGGAGCCGCCATCATCGTCACCTACCTCAACGAACATTGGCATACCTCCGGTAGAGCCTTTTAGCTTGCGAATTGTGCCAATTGTGGTTGGGTGCATCATCCAGCAGGTATCAGGAGTGAATAAATACTGTGCTGGCAGGGCTGCCATGAGGTCAGACAGGTCATCGTATGTCACAGCACTTGCGGAAGCTTGCTGGACCTGTTTTACGGTGTGCAGGCCATTGGTAATGGCTGGGCCATTGCTACCAAAAGCTGCGGCTGACGTAGAACCAGTGTAAGAATTTAAACCGCGCAGACCAGATGTTGCGCCATAAGCGGTAGTTGTAGATCCAGATTGGTCATTGTTAAACATCATAGAATTTGCTTCGTTTTGAGCAAACTCAAGAGCCAAATCCATTGCTACGGTTTCTTCCAAGTTATCAATGTCTGCCAAGGCCGCAGTACGGATGGGCAGAACGGCGTTTACCGCACGAACTGAAAGCTGCCAAAACGAAGTGGCCTGATTGGGCGATCCTTCGTTAGTATTAATTGGGTAACCCCAAGGGTTAGTCGTGTCAGAACTGTTACCAGTCTTGACCACAAAAGCTTGGTCAGAGCCAATCGTTTGAATGATTCGGCTAACCTGACGGAATGGATTTGCTAGACGCAGCGCAGCAAAGGCATCGTCATAAATGACGCGACCACCGACACCGGAACCAGATCCAGTCAACGCGCTGGCTTCGCGCAGATTGACAACCGACTGCCCCTCTACAAGAGCCTCTTTAATTCCTTTGAGAACTGCGCTGTTGTCCATTTCTTAGATTCCTTATTTACCCAAAATTTCTGAATTGAGAAGAGGGGGCTTTCGCCCCCTCATCCTTATTAGGCTGCACCAGTAGCAGTTGAGCGATAACGCACAATTGCTGCGGGATCAACAACCGAAGATGCCAAACGCTTTTCGCCGTAGAAGGTGATAAAGCCGGGAGCAGTCTGGTCATAACGGCGCAGAACCATATTCAAGCGATCAACAATGGTGTGACCACGGGTAAAGTCACCAAAGTACATTGGGTACTGCGAAGTCGTTGCAGGAGTTCCAGCCTTGATTGGGCTATCAAGATAAGCGTTGACAACCACATCGTAGCCAAGCAAACGACCAACAATGCCGTCATACACCAAAGGCGACATACGCTCAAACACAGGCGTACCGTTGTCATCAACAAGGCCACGAATAGCCGCAAGCATTTGCGGGTTGATCATAAACTTGTTGTTTGGACCCCAGTATTGCTGTGGCAGGGCATGAATGAAGTTGATAATGTCAGCAAAAGTGACATTGTTAGTCGTGCCGCCAGCGTTAGTCGTGATCTGATCATACGTTGCAAGGCTGTGCAGACCGGCAGAAGCGCCAGTACCAGACGAACCAAAAGCGTAAGCAGAAGTTGTGCCGCCAGCATAAACGCTGTTAGCGCCGGGATAGAAATCCAGACCGCGCAGACCATTTGTGCCACCAGTTGCAGTCGTAGTAGAACCAGACTGATCGTTGTTGGCAATCATGGATGCACCTTCAGCTTGGCTAAACTCAACCAGCATATCGTCAACCACGTTTGCTTCCAAACCATCAATGTCATCCAGAGCAGCAGTACGGATGGGGAACTGTACGTTCAAATCTTGCAACGTAAGTTGCCAAATGTTGGTATCAACAGTCGTGCCAGAGCCGTTGTTCTGGATGCTGTAGCCCCAAGCTGGACCAGTGTTGCCCACTTTGGCGCGGAACTGATACGTTGCGCCATCGGTAGACACGTTACGCGACAGACCGCGCATCGGGTTAGCCAAACGCATAACGTGGAACACAGGATCGTAAGCGGTACGACCACCAACGCCAGCGCCAGAACCCGTCAGAGCCGAAGCTTCCTTCATGTAAGCATCGTACTGATCACCAGACTCAAACAGCTTGATTTCTTTCTCAAGTTTGCTTGCATTGCCAACAAACTCTTTAAGCTGCGAGCGAACCATACGGTTTACTTCAGACTTCAGGGTTTTAGCAGGTGCTGCAATGATTGCAGGTGCTTTAACTTCAGCAACTTTAGCTTCCAGAGCAGCAAGCTTCTCAGAAACTTCAGCTTTTACAGCTTCAACAGCTTCAGCAATCTTAGTTTGGTTAGCCTGTTCGATTGCGTCCAACTTTTCAATGATTTTGTCCATGATTATTCCTTAATCAGACGTTTAGAGATTGCCTTCTCTAACTCACGCAATTCTAATGCGCGAAGTAGTTGGGCTTCCATATCCACCGCATCCGTATCGCACGAACTTGGGGTTTTCTGAGTAACAGCATTAATGGTTACCGTTTCGCTTGCCACCAAGTCGCTTGGTGGTGCGGTACGGTTCTCATTAATGATGCGCTTCAGAATCGAAGATGCGGTGGTTGCATCTTTTCGGGAAAGCCCTGCTTCACGCAAGACCTTTTCGATTACACGCACGTTTGGATTGCCTTCTGCGTCAAACGCTTCTAATTTCATTACTTCAGCTTGCGGGTTATTCGGATACATAACAACTGAAACCTCTCGCAAACCGCCTTTAGTGATTTGGAAATAGCCGTCTTCATACGGATCATCCGATCCAACAACCATTGGTGTGCCATCTTCTTTCACCCATTGATATTCTTCTGCATAAGCACCAACAGAAACGCCACCAAATAAATTGGGCGATTCTTTTAATACTGTATACACATCGCTACCAGCAGAAGTGTTGAGGAATAACTGACCTTTTGCAGTCATGCCAGTTTCGTCAAAATTGAATTCTGTCCATTGACCGACAGGCATACCCATGTCGTTATGGTTCAGGAACATTGGAAGAGGTTTGCCTTCGGATTGGAACTCTTTAGCCCACTCCATAAAACCTTCTGGCTGATAGTTAAACTTGCGACCATCTTCGCCTTCTCGCGCACCCCAAGTTGTAACTCGTGCTTCCATCAACCCGCTGGGCGCGGAAGATTCATTTGCTTGTTCAGCAATCTTTAGTTTGGCTTCGCAAACAAACTGAATGTCTTTCATTTATCACCCCATTGTTAATAGATTGATTATCGTCTGTTATCTTGTGGGGCTTGATTCTTTTTGGCAGTTTAACATTTGACTTCCTTACTTGTGAAGCCAATTTGTCAAGTATTTTATTTCCGTCTTTCATGTTTTGCCAATATTTGCACGG